GATCCTACTTCAGTACTACTCTCTGGCCCTAGCTGCGCTAAAGATTGACTTATATTGGAAACTCCTGCTCCTATCGCCAAAGCATCTGACATTCCAAATCCAGTACCAGCTTCCATACTTCCTCCTGTAGCTGCAGACCCATCTCCAAGTTCTGGAGAAACAACTGCATTTGATTGAGTATAAGCATCAGAGTATGGAGCTGGAATATATCCTGTACTTGCGTCATAGTTAGGAGATTCAGGACCACCTCCCTGCATCATAGGTATTTCAAGTACTGCATTGCCTCGGAATTGATAGTTCTGTCCTGGTTGCATTACAGTAGAGTTACCTTTACTGTCCATTGCAAATACAGGCTTGTCTACATTCTCCATAGTAATGTTACCACTTGGAATTAGATTAGCTGAGTTATTCTTGTCAGGACTGTCGTTCTTGTAACCACTGAATGTAACTTCAACTCCTCTATCCCTCAAAGCTCTCATGAATGATAGATCTTCTTTTGAGAACTTTTGTCTTTCCATTCCTCCTTGTTTTAATTCTGGTGCTTTTTGAGAGGTAATAGCTGTTGTAGAACCAACTCCTGTAATAGCCATCATTCTGTTAAAGGCCTTTGCCATTTTATCGTAGTTACTTTTTGAGGCTGCAGGATCTAGTAGATTAAATAATCTAAGAGGAATGCTTTTATCAGCTTGATACATATTATAAGCCTGCTCTACCATCTCTGGAGTAAACTTATCAAAAGAAGATTTTGCCAGGCCTTTGTCCAACATATATTGTTTTACTTCTGCTGCAAATGACCCTGCCTCTTCAGGCTTTTTAATGTACTCTCTCGCTGAAGGTAGGTCTGTAAATATTTCTTGCCAATTATTTGTATCTACTTGTTTTCCTTTTTTTATTACGTCAGAGGCTACATAGCCTGAAGGTATTTCAGGATCAATTAATTTAAGTTGGTCTATGTACATTTCAGATATGGGCTTGTTGTAATCAAGTCCTTGCGCCCATCTGGCTGCATGTTCTAATTCATGTCTCCATGCAGTTCTTTGTAATCCTTTAGGAAGATTAGGATTTATACTGATCATTCCTCCAGTAAAATCTGCTAATGTACCCGAAGAAAGCTGCTCTTCGACAGCAAAAAGATTTTCTATCTGATCGTCTGAGAGTCCATAGTTGCCTTTTAATCGCATTCTCCCTCGGGGAGTATCAAGCATGCTAAATAGCTCATTTGAAGTTTTTTGAAGATCTTCAGGTAAAGGTTGTCCTGTAAAACCCCACTCATCAGGAATGTACTCTGTAATTCCTTTGTAAGCTTTTTTAGCTGTATTTGATAAAGGAGTTGCAAGTTTTTTACCTTGCTTTAAAGCTTGAGTTGTCAGTATCTCTTCTGCTCCTAAAGGGCTAAGGGATGCTGGTAAGGTCCACAGAGGATGGTCTTGAATATCCTCCATACTCTGCTGTACAAACTCTTTACCTCTTTCTACTCTAGCTTGTTTTAAAGATTCTTGATAAGCCTGCTGCTGCTCTTTTTGTATTCTTTGATTTATCTCCTGTTGAGTTAGAGGAGTAAACATATTATCAGGGATAAGATTTAAAGATGTAGCAGTATTATCCACCTTAGACTCTACAAGTCCTCCTTGTAGTTCTGGAGTTCTATTTTGCTCATCCCATACCTTTTGACCATACCTTTTAATAAAGTTTTCTTTAGACATGACACTACCATCAGGCATCTTAATGCCAGTTGCAGGTCTTTTCTCAACTTCCATTCTTGGTACAGCCATTGTCTTAGGCTTTTCTTTGGAGATTTCAGAAGGTTTTTCTTTTTTAACTTCTGCAGTCTTTTTAGAAGTTGTTGTTTCTTTAGGACTTTTAACTTCTAGTTTATATAGAGCAGGATTCTCTATTGGACTAAATTTTTCATATACCCCCCTGGGGCTTATAACGCTAAGAACATTTTTTAAATTTTTTCCTTGCATTGTAGCTTTTGCAAGTTTATAAGGAGTATCGACACTAACTTCGTCATCTTCATCATCCAGATAATAAGGATAATCTGTATGAATCAGATTACTCTTTCGCCGTCCGCTTGTTTTAGGCTTCCCAGACCGAAAATCTTGATGAATGGCTCGTCTCGCCTGGACAATATTGTCCTGTAACCTAAATGCAGTATTAAGATCTGTTGTAGGGGTTTTGCTTAGTGGATTCAATACGCTTGCATGCGGATCATGCCCCTCTACTATTAAAGGATTTGCAAAAAGATTATTATAAAAATCTACGTTAGCATTATAGTCAGTACTATCCTTTGCAGCCTCATTCTTACTACTATTTACATAGTTAAGAATTTTTTGTGCATCATCGTACATGGTAGAATCGGGCAAAGTAACAGTAATGCCGGGTTCTTTTATAAGCCTGCTCCTAAACCCTTCTAAAGATGCACCTCCATACTTTTCAGCAAATTTTAGATTATTGAGAAACTCTTTATCTCTACTTTCTACATCGCCTCCCTGCATCATTTCCGGAGTTACATTAGAAGGTCCGTATCTTTTTTCAAGTCTAATTGGATGTATGATCCCATCATCATATTGAGGAGGATTAATTCTTATATCTCCGTAGGAAGGATCTTGTAAGGTTCTGTATGGGTAAGACGCATTACTGCCCATAGCAGCAGGATTCTTGTAGAAAGAATCTACTGTTTTGTCAGGTTTAGAGAATGTCACCTCTACACCTTTGTCCCGTAAAGCTCGAATGAATGCCAGATTCTCTTTGGTCATAACTGCAAAATTACTTCGTAATTCAGTTCTAATAGCATTTTAGTATGCTGTCATGTCATATATAGTAGTTACACCTGATAGCACAAATTTCCTATCATCTGAGTTATTGAAGGTGTATCTCATTCTCATATAATGACCTCTGAGCCTTGCTCGAGTAATAGCTTCTCTTGGTATTGTAGCTCTCCATGTACGGAATCTTCTTTGATATTGTGTAAGGTCTGGCAGTGTTTGATACTCATTGGATATCGTTATACTATCTACCGTCTCATCAAAAGTGTTGTTGCCTGAGCTATCATATACCTCTGAGTTCCATTCAAGGTTTGTAAATATCTTAGATGATGGAGATTCAGGAGCTATTATCATTTCCACATAACTTTCTTGCGGAGCTTCATCGTAGAATACTCCACGTTCTCCCTTATTATGTATGTAGAGTTTATGCTGTTGCGGTGTTCCTATAAGCTGCACAGGTTTTCCTGGACTGAAGATGTTTTCTCTATCATTCAAATATACTGTAGGAGTGAATCCATAGAATGATGTAAACGTACTTCCGTTCTCATTATACGCAAGCGTCTTAGATATATACTCTCCATTAATTATAGTATGGAATGTAAATAGGGCCTCATTGAATCTATAGTCATATGTTCCTGTTATTCCCAGAGGATTATAGCTGAAGAATGAAAAATCAGCATCATGTATAGGATTGTCATTTCTTAGAAGCTCTCCTCTAAAGGTATTGTAGAAGAATTGATTGAGTTCTCCTACCTGACTGATAGGAGTTATCTTCTGTCCGTCAAACCGGTAAAGTACCCCATCAGATACATCATAGAAGTACAGTGAATTAGGAGACAGTACAAGTCCGAACTGATGTCTGGAACCTGTATGCTTGGTAATGTAATCAAACCTTGGAAGTACTCCTGAGTTACCTAGTATAGTAGCCTCTCCTGTCTGTGTCTGCGCAACCTGTCTTTCATTTACAGATGCCGTACCCATGGCATCGTCCTGTAGGGCTATAATTCTATCAAGGTTGTTGACAATGGCATTGATAGGACCATGGGCTGAGTTGATTTCTATGAATGACTGGGTTCTAAATCTTCTCCAGGAGTTTACTATCTCTCCACTTATCTTAACATCAGATGCATATATACGTGTAGGAAAGACATCTACCTCTTCTCCAGACAGTGGTTCTGGGAATGATGGTTGCAGATCCTCTTCATTGGAGTATGTAAAATTGTATATGAAATCTTCTCCTACCTTTAGCATGTCCTTTGGTACGAAAACTTCCCATGTTTCCAGATCTCCCCAATTAGGATCAAGATCAGGTTCCGGATCTCCAGCATAATGGTTTCTCAGATCTAACCCAGGAAATGATATCTGAGACCCAGACTTGTTAAAATAAAACCCTTGCCTCAGATCTGTATTAACATCACTTTCTACAGGAAAGAACTCTATATAGTTGAACATTAATTTTGGATGTGTTTTTATCTTAGAGTAATCTTCTGCCAAAGCTAAGGCTTCTGAGTTATCTTGGTATGTTGCTATGTTTCTTGTAAGTGTGGTTATCCCAAATATATTGATATACGTATCACCTCCGAATACATCTATAGAACTTGTTGTGGTATCTGCTGATACTTTTACGCAGGTTCCAGTATCTATATATATGTTTTTAGATCTGGCTGCGTATGTGTTACCTCCGTATTGAGCTTTTAAAGGTCTATAATAATCAGCATATCTTCTTAACTGCGTTTTAGGGTTACCTCTTACCACATCTATAGTATTAGGCTCTCCAAATAATCCTAATGTAAGACTGCCAGGACTAAATGTAATATCTTCACATAATCTAGTGTCAACGCTATTGGATACCCCATAATCAACAGATCCTCCTTGAACATATACATCCATAAAAGGAAGGCCTTCATCTGCAAGAACGGCAAGACATTTTGTCCCTAACTGATCTTGTAAAATACCAATTGCGTTAGTGGTTCCTACTGCTTTTCTGCACCATGATCTGTTATGAAACGTCTCTCCGTTTGTAAATTCTACAGAAGCTCCGTACTCACATATACCTGCATCTTTTATGTCTATACTCTTATAGGCTTTTCCTGTATCTACAAAAGCAGGAAACTCATCTTTTATATTTAACTGCCTGTACAACTTTGTTATTTGAGTATTTGTAGCCCTAGCATTACACATAAAAGAATCTACACCTCTTGGCGCATTTAAGTTAATAGTAGGATGCAATAAGGAATATACCCTTAACTGATCTCCCCCTCTACTGTCAAATGATTGCTTAAAGTTTATATCAGGTGAGTAGAATGCAAATTTATTAGGGCTTTCACCGGTTTCTGTATTACCAAGATCTCCCTCTATGAATACTCTTGGCCTGGAATCAGTAGTTTGAGTAGGCTGTGTAGTACCTAGACCTGCTCCATCTATCCTATCCTGGCAGGCGTCTAGATAGAATCCTGGTCTATCTGCGCCAGTTCTTCCCGCAGTAAGACCTATTATACCTGAAGCAAGAATAGTTTTATCTGAATCTGTTCTTTTTACACGTTTGATTTTATAATAATCAATATCGTTGGCTATAGAAGAAACATCTATATCAAACTTGATCCCTATTGGAGTAAGTGCAGGAGTATGGTCATTAGGATTTCTTCTAGAGATCCTATAATCATCCCACCAGTTTCCAGAAACATTAGCATCAGGCTCATCTGAGTAGTGAGGTATCTTAATATCAGCTATCCATTTAGCCCTACCCTCCTGTCCGTTCTTAACAGGGACAAAAGAGAATCTATATATCTCTCCTCTTTTATAACCTCTGAAAGCAGCAGCTTCCCATGGGGACATATGTGCCTCTGTAATACCTCTATATGTACGTTTTCCTCCAGAACTATTTGTTATGCTTGGAACATCATTGGTTCCAGGTTCCCACGAGAACAGATATCGTTCAGATGCTGTAGAATCTTTTGGAGTGTTCCATTCCCCTGTAGGAAGATACTTTGCAGTATCACCAAAGTGGAATCGTCTCACAAAGCTATATCTTACATTAGGACCTTCTCCTCCGTAAGTAATACCGTCAGCTGTATATCGATACTCATCGAAGTCAGGATTAATGGCATCTAAGGTCTGATCTGATGGATATGTTTCTTGAGGAGTTGAAATATAGCTTTGTTTGTTTTTATTATGCCCATATGCTCTAGGATCAAAGTCCACATCAAAGTCATCTGATCTTACATTACCTGCAAACAGAATACTGTCTTTTTGTGCTATTGTTTTGCAGTGTGTGAATGGAGTATACAGATTCTGAAACTCTTCAAATGTAAAAGATGCAGACTCTTCTGCTCCTGATATTGTATATGTTATATTGTTGCTATCTATTGGTATCTCAGATACAAGCCTTACTTCCGGAACAGATGTCCTAGTTGCCCTGAAAAGGGTAAATATCTCTAAGAAACTATAAGCCGTTTCAGGAATACTAAATTCAAATGTAAGCGCTTTTCCTGCAATCTGATCCTGATCAGAGTCTGCTCCCTCATAGTTAGTTAAGGCCACATAAGCATGTTCCGCATCTTCAGTTACATTTATCACGTTTGAGTGTTGTGACATAAGAGTGTAACTGGCATCATCTGCACGTAGTCTGTAAGCTATCTGATAGGCACCATTCTTTAATGCACCTCCCGTTAGAACATCTTTGAATACAGGAATAGGATTTGTCTGACCGTCATACACATTCAACATACCTACGGTAAGTGCAAGTGAGTTAGGACTCTCTACGTTAAGAAATCTCAGAGAATTGTAATTATCCGTCCAAGAAAGTCTTACTATCTCTTCTGTCTCATCTGATACTTCTATTCCTGATGGATTGGCTACAGGATGTTTTGTAGTGAACCTAAGATCAGGAGAAGAGTATCTGAGATCCCATGTATATGTAAAGTCCACACCATCATACGTAAGCTTCCAAACTACACCATGACCTCCCTCACCTCTGTTATCTGTTGTTAAAATGTAAAATGATACATCTGAGTGAGCCCAACCTATAATGATCTGAGACTCTCCTGTCATACCTACAATCGCCTCTTGGTTTATAACAGGAGTACTAGGTGCAGGAGAAACAGTATTTGTTTGAGATGTGATTACCAGTCTTAGTCCTTGTCTAGCAACCTGAAGATTATATGGAGCAAATGCAGGATCCGTCTTGAATGCATTCTCAAGCTGCTTGAACAGTATGAGATAGGATCTTTCCTGAGCATATACCGGAGCTCCTGTTATGAGGTTCCCATCTATTATCAGTGAAGGTATGACCTCAGTATTGACAAATACCAGAACAAAATCAAAGTTAGGGGTAATGGCGACCATAGGAGGTACATCAGGTATCGATGTCTCGTATCTGTTACCCTTTATATTAATGACAGAGTAACTGGAACCTCCCTCATCAGATTCTATTCTGATGTTAAGAGCATCTACATACTCATCTCCTGTAACTGATAAAGGATCTTTTTCATTCTTAAGGCCCTTTATAAAATTGTTTCTAGTAGCTTTCAAATCTTATTTCTTTGTGTGATTCCAAAGTCTTTCCTGCTTACTTGCTGATCTCATTCCGTTTGAATGTGCATAATGATCAGGTATGAGTCTTGTCCAAAGATTCTTAAGAGACTCCATTTTATCTCTGCTAGGAGTAAGTGCTTTATTACGTGCAGATGCCATATAAAAACCTCTCTCCTGTTGTAAGAGCTGGTACCGGTTAGTATCTATCTTACCCTGTATGAACATCTTGAATCCCATACGTTCAATAGTATAGGCCTTCATAGCCTGAATATATCTCTGAGAGTCTGGCACAAGAGGCAGTCCGTCCTGATCTGTAGGATAGGCCAAGTATGATACTATAAGATCTCCACTGTCAAGATTGGCCACAATGTGATTATTATTGATCTTATATTGCGGATCCTGTACACACGACAAGTCTTCACAGTCACGCCTTCTTATTATAAAAGCATCTGTGCTGTATCTAAGAGGTCTTCCACTCTTACAGTCCTTTACTTGTACTATCTCTGCAAGATCACATGGAACTTCTACACGCCCATTATTAAGAGTGAGAAGTGCCGCATCATTACCATCTGTTATACGATTAACAAACTGTATAGGAACTGAGATAAGCTCCATAGCCTCTCCTATCCATTCAATGATGTCATATTTGTCAATTGGGTCCGGGAATGGATTATCTCTGTTGATGGATTCAATGACAGTATCTATGCTTACGTATCTTCCGTTTAACATTCTTCAAAAAAATCATAGTCATTCAATGGATTCATAAGAACTTTTGCAAGCAATCTTTTCCATTTCCTGAGAGGGTAAAACTTATAGAACCTTGAGTTTTTTGCATAAGGTGCCTTACGATGCCATTTCCATTTACAGATAAATCCGCCTGTATGTGGATTAGTAAAGTACAACAAGGTTTTCTCATCCTTTGCCTCAGGGTCTTCGGCCCATAGTTGTTTAGTTGATTTCCAATCAATAGCACGTCCTGTCTTTGATAGAGTACCATCTTCCTGGATATTATCATTCTGCTTACTCTTTACAATAGATATATTACCTATTCTGAATGGAAGTTGAACAACAAGATTATCAGTGATCATCTTTTCCAGCATAAGAGTGTTTGCCATGGATATCGCCTTAGCAAACTTCTGAGGTGAAAGATCATATACGGTGCCTCTTTCTACACTGTCCAATGAGCTGTTATAGAACTCATACATGTCAGATGTAACATATCTTCTCCTCTCCATTATTCAGATCTTCTTTGCTTTGGTTGTTGTTTCTGTTGTTGGGACATCAGATCTTCAAGTGAACTTCTTCTTACCTGTTGCGCAGGCTCTTTGAAGTTCATTGCATTATTTTCCATATCCTGAGGCATTGAAAGTATCCTCGCCATGTCTTTGCTGATTATCTCCTCTTTGATGTAATCCCATGTTCTACTATCAATAGGATATTTATTATCATCACTGTAGCAAGGAGTCCCTGAACATGATGTAAAGGATTGGAGTTCTGAAGGATCTTCAAATACTCCCCTCACAGATATCAGATCTATTAATGCAGTAGATAGGTTACTTACCACATAGACACGATTGTTTTTGACATAAGCCGCCATACCATTTTTATTATATCTTCCATTTCCAAAGTAAATAGCTTTTTCATAAGGCATTAAAGAGTATCCAGCCTGTCCAGCAGATACAGGTCCTATACGTTCTATTGCAAGTCTGTTATGAAGTGCTACTGGCATAGGAATTTCAAGCTTACTTCTAAGAACAGTACATCCTGACTGAAAGTCACAACACTCCGCATCATCTGCAATTTCCATCTCAAGACAATTAATGTCTTGCATGAGAGCAGGCGATGCTGTACGGTTCTTATTTAACTCATTTGTAACGAAATGGGATCTCTTCGTATGAACGAGAGCTTTTATAAACCTTGTGTCTATAACATCATCGTCTGAGCGGTTGGGGGCGACAACCTCCAATATCTGATAAACTGCTTCATTAAGTGTCATTCAAATAATATTCTGTCCTGGGATATTCTTGATCCGAACTTCTCTACTATCTCGAAGTCCACACCTGAGGTCCCTGAACCATAGTTAGTGTGTATCCATTTAGAGGATCCGTACATGCTCATCACATTCTTGTACCTGAACCTCTTTGCGTATTCTACGCTTGATTGATGAAGATCTCCTTTAACGAAGTGGATGTAAGGAGTGCTTATGCCCTTTACATTTATGTAGTCGTTAATGTAGTTTTCTACTTGCGGTGTTATTCTAAGAGGAAGTCCTGATCTCAGATCCTCCTCGTCCTTACCATGACTTACTATATAGGTATGATCTCCATAAGTAAAATGGTCAAGGAACTTATCTATGACCATTCTTTCTACATCAGGATGCCTCACCTCGAGATAGATATCTACTCCTCTATTTGCACAGTATCCAAATGCTCCACTATGGTTATCACTGGTCACTGCTACAAATTTAATAGTTGATGCTATGTCCATCTCAATAAGCTTGTCAAAGAACATACGATGTACCTTTACATATACATCGAACTGCTCTCTATTGTTAAGGTTCTGAGGCAGGTCATGCCCTCCTCTGGTTGTTTGTCCATTATATCCGTCTAACGGATCTCCAAGATCCATAAATATCAATGTATCAAACTTACCATGTAACCTTTTCTGGTATTGACATTCTACAAGCAGTGACATCATTCTATCTGTGAATACCTTCTCATTGTAAGGATTCTGATATATACTTGATTCTTTTGTATAAGCACCTACATGTTTATCAGAAGTAAATAGAAACAATCCCTTTTGATTGGATGATCCTTTAACTGGTTTGAATTTATAAGGCGTGATACTTTTTGTAAGAGATTTTAGTATCTCCTTCCTCAGCTCTTTCTGATCAACATCATTACCTTTTTCCTTCTCATAGCTATATCTCATCTCACCGCCTAACCCTCCTTGCCAAGCAGATTTAACCTTCATGCCTTGAGGGGCATAATTAGTAGGATCCTTAGATATTTGTTTTCTCGCCCTCTTTGCAGATCTTCTTACAATTTCCATAGGAGCGTTGAACTTCTTAGACACCCTTCTAAGTGATTTAAGATAGCCTCTACGCTTTATTAAGAAATCATAGATCTGGTCCTCTAAAACAATTTCTGACATAAGCTCCTTTGTTATTCAAAATATACTATGACATCACCTGATGTGAGGGTAAGTACTGCTCCAGGATCTTCTACATCTACAGTAAGCAAAGTACCTGCTTTTAGAGTATTACCTCCAATTCCCCAAAGCGCTAAAAGATCTGCTTCATTTGCAGTACTTGCGGAAGCTATTACAGTATCAGTATTTGCTACTAAAGATGAGAACCGTCCTGAAAAAGAAGCAGCACTGCTTACGTACTTACATCCTTTTAAACCGGTAGCTCTTCTAAGTAAAGCGCTTAAAGATTTTAATGTTAATTGATCTGTTGTTTCCATTTAATTAATTGCTACAGCCATTATTGTTATTAATTCAAGTATAGCAGCTCCAGTTATTGCCCAAAAAGCTATTTTGTTCTTTTGCGACTTTGCTTTCTCCTGCTTTACTATTTCTTTTTCAATTTCTAATTCTTTGAGATGAATCTCTATCATCTCCTTTTTTATATTTACCTGCTCCTTTGCGGCTTCGTATGCTACAGACAGGGTATCGTATCCCCTTGTAAGGTTATTTGCAATGATTATACAACTATCAAGGTCTGCAGTTGTAACCTTTAACTTTTCCTTATCAGCCTTACCGGATTCAAGCACTTTGAGGGTCTGCACCATCCATGGATAGTTGACCCTCATCATTCTTTGCTGGTACTCGTTTACAAATACATGATCAGTTATGATCGTATCTGATGTCTGCGAGTAGTTCGTAAGCGCTGACAAAAGCAATAGTATCGTAAGAGCTGATTTTTTTATCATAGGACTTTTCAATGTTTTCAATATCTCTTGCGTTAGATCTTTTAAGTCTTCCCAACTCTTTAGTATAGTAAGTAATAATACTATCTGCTCTTTCTACAGCCTCTTGCTCTTTTAGCTCAGAGACCTTTAATTTTTTATTGAGCTTTTCTTTCTGCTCTTCAAGCACTTCATTGGCAAACTTAGTGTCATATAATTTGATTCCAGTGTTTGCTAATAATGCAAAAGTAATTAAAAAAAGTGTCACCACTACTACAATAGTGACAATCTTTTGTTTATTTCCCTTCCAGACGTTATTTACCATTTCCACAGATCTCTACTTCTAACTCATCAGAGACAACAGCCATAATAGCTTTGAAAGTATTCTTTGAGTTTACAATATCAGTAATACCGTCACCATTTATATCCTTGTGAGCACTTCCCACAAGAACACATCCTCTGATATCAGGGTGACCTGTTTTTGGATTTAAAGACCCTGCATAGTTGCCCCAATGTATCAGTATAAGGGACCTGCCTTCTACATCTTGTATATGGATGTGTCTACTGTACTTTTTTGAGAATCTGACCTTTGCCGTATAAGTTCCTTCCGGAATACAAGACACATTCCTTAAGTTATCCTTCCAAGGAAGTTCCAGAGTCTTAAACTGGAAAAGAATATTTCCATCAACATCTTGGAGATAAGCATGCCCTAAAGTCTGGTTTTCTCTGTACGATCTATCAATATGAATTTTCATTTTTAATGTCTTTCTTTTTGGGCTCTCTTCCTTTTCTTGAACACGTTCCTGTTCTTAAACATTTATTGTCACATTCAGCAGGAGATATTTCACACCATGTTTTACTTTCTTTTGAACGCTTCTCCAATCTTTTCTATGAAGTGTTTTACATCGAACCTATCATCAAGTTCAACTATATTCTCAAGTATTGACTTTCCTTCAACTCCCATAAGGAACGAATAGGCTCCTGTAACTATCCACCCGAATACTTCCGTCTTTTCTCCCCTAATCTCGAAGCTATCTAATCCGTGAATAACTATAAGGAAGACTCCATACTGAAGTGCCTTAACTACCGTTCGTCTTATTCCGTATGAAGTAACCACCTGTTTCTTTTTTACGGCTTTAGCAATCCCAGTTACAAGGTCAAGCATTATGAATACCGTCAGCCACTTGAGGAACTCCCAATCAGCGAACAGGTATTTCTCAGTGAATGCGAACAGTGGGGTTATGACGAACGTGAACACCCATATCTTAATATCAGTAAAGCTTGCTGCAAATTTTATGGCGCAGCTTTTAAAAACCTGCCAATCATCTATAGTGTGATCCATAACATCAATGTAAATATTCTTGAATTAATCCCTGCGCAAACTCTCTAGGAGAAGGGTCAGCTTCAGTTTCCCTCATATCTAACCACGCTTCTGTAGCTGTGTTGAACAGCTCTTTAATATCAGTGATATCCCCATTTGAAATAAAGTCAAGAATCATGTATCTGTTTTTGTAATAGAAGGATTCAAAAGGCACAGCCAATCCAGAAGCTTCTGCTGCAGCGGTAAGCTTATCAATTAAATCTTTTGTTACAGAGTAAACAGAGTAAGTTATTGAGGCTTTATCTAAAACTTCTTTTACAAACTCGTCAGCGTGTATTAACAAGTCAGATTCATCGTACTTCGTGTACGGCTTTGTTAAGTCTGGATCTGAACTGCTTTTTACTTTTTTAACAACAAGAGTCAGACTATCTTTTGCAGTTTCAATAGCAGATTTTGCTGAATTAAAATTGTTAATATTTTCAAGTTTAATTATTTCCATTTCAATATAATTAAGGAGTTACAGCCCAAATACTTTCTCTCCATGTTTGGTTAGCGGCAATCTCATCAGCACTTAAGACTCTTTCCCAATACCCGACATATCCTCCAAATGGATTATGAGAAGAATAGATAGTTATTGAAGATGTGATTTCTATTCTACCGTAATGATTTGAAACTGACGTAGGGTGCGTTGGTGTTGTCGTTGACGCAACAAAAACACCATTGATATAAAGCTTAAGTCTATCTGCGTTAACTGCTTCTGCTCCGTTGTAAACTAACGTGTATGCAAAAGGAGTTTCATTATCCATTCCGATAGCAGCTCTAGACCAGTATGTAGTAGTATTCGTTCCTGCAACCCTTTGTGTTACTCTAAAGCCACCATTTCCTTGCCAACAAACAGCAGGGAAATCATTACTATTAATGTTTCCTACAGACGGTCCTACCCTTTCAGGGTTCCAATTAGATCTTACTCTTACAACACCTTCAAAAGTGAATGCCGTTAAAGCGGAGCCGTTCATCCCTGTATTATAAAAGTTAAAACTTGCATTAGGGTAAAAATCTCTATATCCGTAAGCACCTAACCCCATTTGCAAACCTACTCTATTTGACAATGTTGCTGCTGACGCATTTGTACCATCTGTACCTTGATTTTCCCATATATCTAATGTGTTGCCAACTAAAGTCAACCCTCTATCCCCTAAGAATAAAGCGTTAGCATCTGCAAACGATGCTGGATCTGCTAGAGTGGGAGCACCTCCTCCACCTGAAACAATCATGTTATTTATTCCTATACCTGGCATTTTAAAGTTTTGTTGTTACTGCTTTTGCAGCATATGATTTTGTGCACGAGTCACAATAATTATCTAACCAATTTTTAAGATCACAAAGATCTTGATCTGTAAAACAAGAGTATTTAGAGTTTGCAGGTTCTGTCATATAATATGCATTTGCAAATTCAGCAGGTGATGCTGATGATAATCCAAAACCTGCAGTAGCAGAAATTTGCAATTTATAACCATTCCAAAAATTAATATCTGCTTCAACT